CTAATGGGCTTTTTTCTTTTTTGAGTCATACTTTGGGTCATACTTTTTATTGTTTTCAAGATTTGAATTAAAAAGTGTGACTATTTTTTTGCTAAATTCAGACTGTTTGTCTTTAAGTGTATGTTGATAAATTTGTTGTAAAACTGCAACATCTTCCCATCCACCAATTTCACAAATATACTTATCCGGTATTCCGTTTGCATGGCATTCACTAGCAAAGTAATGACGGAGTTTGTGGAATGTTGTGTTTATTTCAACCTCATCCCTTAATTTCTTAAACCATCTTTGAATATCCTTTGGCGTACATCCAAAATACTTCCATTCTCTTAGTTCTTTAATTATTGATGTAGGTAGAGGTACAAACCTTGTACCGGCTTTAGTTTTAGTAGTATGCTTCACAATATACTTGTTTTGACTGTTAATAACCATGGCTTTGTTTATATACACACCAAAGTCTGTTATATCCTCTTTAGTTAATGCACACACCTCAGACCTTCTGAGACTTCCGGCACTTGCGAGAAGTATAGGAACTCTGATTCTCTCATCTGCATTAGCAAGTAATCTATTAACCTCAGCAGTTGTAGGTATTATGTATTCCTTCCTTGGTCTCTGTGGTTTAGGCAATGTAGTATGTAACCTTAATTGTGGTCGATACATATTAAGTACAGCAGTAAGTAAACCATAACGAATTCTTACTGTTTTAGGAGAAAAAGAAACTGAAATCTCATTAACTGCTACTTGAATATCATATTGGGTTAATTTTGACAACTTAGTATTCATTAGTTTAGGAAAGGAATTCTTTGATACTGATATATACCCTCTTATTGTTGATGGTGACAAAACGGCAGACTTACTATTGATGTATCTTCTGTAAGCCTCTTTTAATGTCATATCTTCATATGTATCACTATCTTTATTTAATAGATATTCATTTGCGAGGAACTGAACTTCTTTTCTTGTTGGAGCAGTAAAAGACCTGTAGTGCTTTTTATTGTCACTATCTGTATAATCATACACTCTAACTCTCCATTTACCACTAGGCATTTTCTTAGGCTTTGCCATACATTTACACATCCTTTCTAAAAAGGGTGCAAAAATCCCTTGTAAATTATATTGAAAAATTTACAAGGGTATGATACAATATTACTGCTATGAAATAGTATCATTGCACCCTGTGTAATGATTATCGTCCTTTGGTGCTACCAACACCGAAGGGCGATTTTGTATATTTATTCATTTACTTAATAATATCTTGTGCATTTTTTACAAATATGCTTATTTTACAATTTTTTTAATTTACTGTATAATCCTAAATATAGGAATAAGTTTCAATTGCACCAACTATACTATCAGTGTTCCAATTTACCGTTGTATCAGCAACAACTTGAATATCTGTTGGCATTAAAGTGTTGCCCCAAGGTTTTACTGCAATAATAGGTTTGTTATATTTTTGTGCAATTTCAATTTCTTTTTCCATCCATTCTCTGTTATTGTAGTACATACCTGAGATTACAATAACACAATTAACAAGTTTAATCTTATTTTCAATAGCACTTGTTATTTGTGATTTGTTTGTTACCGGTGTACCATCAGTATTAGTTAGTGGGTTGTACTCCGGTGCAGAGAAATTCTTGTATCTAAAATAGGATGCATTATCCAATAATGTTACAAGTTTATCATATGAGTCACCATATTTCCAAGCGTGACTTATAAATATATTAAATGTTCTGATAATAAAACCACCTTTCAAAAATTAGGAGTAAAAAATGCAAGAAAATATTAAAAAGTACAGAAAAAAGCCTGTAATAATTGAGGCTTATAAGACTGATAAAAAATTAGTAATTCACACCTTAGAGGGGGATATGGTTGCAAGTCCCGGTGACTATGTAATAACAGGTGTTAATGGGGAAAAATACCCTTGCAAACCTGATATATTTGAAAAGACTTATGAACCTGTTGAAGATTGATTGTTATTGGAATACATGTTATTCCAGTTATCAAACTCTTTTGTAAAGTATTGTTCGCAACTTTCAACAAGAAGTGCAAAAGCCTCTTCATCTGAGGTGCTTTTGAATTCAGCTGACTTTGTATAATATCTGTGTAGTACACTTTTAAGTAATTCACAGTTTGTCCTATACTGTACCCAAAGTTCTCTATGTTTGTATAGAGAATTTATACTTGAAAGAATTGTTGCAGTTGAGCTAAATACTGCTATAAGTATTTTAACAAAACAGTTTATGCAATTAAAGTCAAGTAGTAATGTTGCAATAGGTATAGTGGCAGTAATTATAATAGAAATAACTGATAATCTCTTATATACCTTTTGCTCTTTGGCACTTTTATTATCGTACCATTTTATCTGCCCAATTAGTCTGTTTTGAATATATGATTTAATAGTATCGTCATTATATCTGAATTCATCAGCAATGTTGTATTGTTCTTTAACCTTTTTCTTCATATTAATACACCACTGTTCTATGCTCTACCTTATGTAAGGTAGAGTTTTTTATTATAAATTAAGTGCTTTCTTATAGTCCACAATCCATTGTGGTTTATAACCGTTGGAATATTGGAATTTATTATTTTTGATTTCGGCTACTTTTACAAAACCGTTTTCGTTATCATAAAAGATAACTTCATCACAAAGTGGAAGTACAGATTCCAGTGACTTAATTCTTTTGTCAAATCTGCGTTTAACATCATCAGAAGGAATGTTGTGACCACCCTTTCTAACTCTGTTAGCAATACGGTTTATGCTTTCTTCCATTGAATTAAGACCAACATAGTACATTGTAACATAGTAGCCTTGCTTTCTAGCTTGTTTAATGGTTCGTACAGTTCTATGACCGGCAAGAGTAGTTTCTTGTGTGAAAGAAATATTGTTGTCTAGGCAGTAGTCTATTTCTTCTATTGCCTTTTTACCTGCCTTAATGTTATCAAAGTTGTTTTCCTTTGCAATAACATCTGCATCTATAATGTGACCTAGAAGAACATTCTGACCTTCAAGTACACCTCTTAAACTTGACTTGCCTGTACCATTAACTCCGGCTATTAAAATATAATTGTTCATTTTATCACCTTGTTTAACTCAGTAACATATCGTTATTGAGTTTATTATTTAAGTATTGACATAATATGCCAAAATATATTATAATCATACTGAAAGTGAAACAACCACTCTTTACTTTCATATAAGCACTATCTTGTTCCCATCAAGGTAGTGCTTTTTCTTTTGTTAGGGAGTCGCATTTTGCTACTCCCTTAATCTGACAGAACGACTTGTTTGGTCAGATATTATATTTATCCTCAAGTACCAAAACGGTAGTTGAGGTTTTATTTTTATTCTATATTATTAACTACATTGTAGTACATTTCCATAGCTTTTTGCATAAGGTTCTCAGATACTTCAAACAGTTCTGCAAGTTCCCAACACTGTGTAATGCCACTGTTTATAGCCTCAGTAAATTCATCAAGTGGTACAAGTGTTATAATAGTTTCTTTCCAAGCTCTTTTTTCTTGCTTTTCCTTAATGTCAAATGGGGAATGAAGATTGTAGAAACTACCTGTTTTAATGTGTGCACATTCGTGATATGCAACTTCTTTTTCTTCTATATCGTTTTCAATTTTATCTGTATCAATAGCAATACTTCCATCCGGCAAAGCTATTCCTTTAGCATTGCTTTCCATAGGAAAGTAGTACACATCAATACCATTTCTGTCTATTTCTCTATATACCTCAGTAAGTGTCATATTATCCCTTTATTCGTTATTCTTTTCCTGTGACTTTCTAAACTTGATAAAATTGATAACATCCTTAACTACTTCATCAGATTCACCCTCTAACTCTTGATATGCAGCATATTGAATACTGCTGGTATCTATTGTAGGTTGTGTGTTTTTTGAGTCTGTTAAAGTGTTCATATCAACATTAAAATAATCAGCAATAGCCTCTAAAGTTTCCATATTAGGAAATCTAGTTCCGTTTTCATACATACTGATTGTACTTTTAGCTAGTCCTAATTTTTTACCTAATTCTTCTTGATTAAGTCCTGCATTTGTTCTTAATCTTTTCAATACATCTGCAAACATAATATACCCCAATGTAATAAATGATTTGTAAGTTTCCTTCATGTTGTAACTAAGTACAAAATTATAATATCACGATATGTGAAAAAAATCAAGAGAAAAATTCACAAAATGTGTTGACATTGAAAAATTACTGTGCTATTATATAGTTGTTCACAAATCGTGAACATTGAAAGGTGGTGTCAGAGATGAACCCAATTAAGATTGGTAGCAGAATTAAAACTCTAAGAGAAAATAAAAATATCTCTAGAGAAGATTTCTGTAATGCAGTAAATATCAGCTTATCAGCTCTAAGTATGTACGAAACAGGTCAAAGAATACCTAGAGATGAAGTAAAGCTAAGAATTGCTAGACTGTTAGATACAACAATAGAGACTCTTTTTTTTACTTAACAGGTACACAATACGTGAATTTTAATAAGCTGATAATTACCCACAAGTAATTATACCAAATCAACTGTCCCATAATTGGGACTTATGAAAGTAGGTGAGAATTTGGAACTAGTCGGGATAATATTGCTTGTATTAGTTATTGTACTGATTGCAAGTTTTATAACTGCAAAAATAATAGCCGTCCATTTCTATAAGATAATAGATGACTTTCTGACAAGTTATGAAAATAGTACTCTGGATTTGATTCGTTGGGCAAAGGAGAAAGACAAACGAAAGTAGGTGAAATAAATGGTAGATAACAAAGGTGCAATTGTTCTATTTGCTGACAGAAAGTCAGTACCGGGTTCAAATGTAGTATCTGCTCGTGTATCTGATGAAACACAGAAGACACTTGAAGAGCTATGCGAAAAGACAGGCAAGGAGATGTCAAGCCTAGTAAGAACCCTTATTGAAGATAGCCTTGAACTAGTCAAGGTTGTTGAGGCATAGGACAATCAAGGCACAACATAACTTTTAGTGAGGTGATGATATGAGTAACACAGACAGTTATGTAACTGTAACACAACTTACCGGAACACCGGAAGAGGCACAGAGAAATAAGGAAAGTCTTGAAATGGTGTGTAGTCAGATTTGTTCGAGGATTGCCGGTAAGCCGGTCAAAACAACTATAACAAAGGCTGGAAAGCCTAACACAGCTTGAGAGGTGATGAAATGGCAAAAGAGTTAGCTTATAGGGTATGGGTTGATGATGGTGGCAAGCAAGTGCTGTGGGCAGAAAAGGACCACAACGGCAACAAGACCAATCATCTGACCAAAGAACAAGAACAACGCTATATTAATGGCATATGTTCAAGAATAAGTCAGGGTATGACTGACTATGTGAATAACCATCCTGATTCAGCACTACTGAATTAGGCAAAAGAAAGGAAGTGAAAAAAGTGGGAAGTTTCACTATTGCAGTTATTATACTGGCATTTGTACTTCTAGTCCTAGGTGTTATAGGTTGTCTGAATAAGGCACATACTGACAATACCAAGTGGCTACAGAATAGCTGGAACGAAGTGATGAACGAACAAAGGCACTTGCTAGAAATGATTAGGGAAAACCAAAATCAGATAGCAAGACTTTTAAGAAAGTTGGAGAGTGAAGATGAAGAAGAGTATTAAAGCAGTAGGACTGGCAGTAACAATAGTGGTTACAATCATTTTTTCCTTAGTGTTACATATCAATCTACTGTCAAAGTATGGTGGTTTCTTACTTCTTCCGTTTTTGTATTTTGGTTTTGTGTACATTGTGCATCGCATATTGTCTTATATTATGGACGATCTCAAGGTGGCATACAGTAGGGAAAATCTTTGTATCACTAAAGACGATTATCAGACTAGATGTTTTGAAGAGGCACTAGGCACAAAACCGGAAGAAGTTGTAACAACTCTAGAGGGCGAAGAAGTATGAACACAAAGTACATTTTTCCGTTGCTATAACAAAAGAAAAAGTCACTAGAGAACTGCAATTCCCTAGTGACCAGAAAGGTGTTCCTATTACGGAACATATTAGAATAATCTCATTTCATTTTAGAGAAAAATTTCTAAAATGTCAAGTTTTTTTAAATGAAAGGAATAGTAAAAATGTCAATTAAGATTTCATCATTAGAAGTAGAAAATGTTAAAAGAGTTAAGGCTGTGTCCTTAACTCCTACTGCTGAGGGTTTAACTGTCCTTGGTGGTAGAAACGGTCAAGGCAAAACATCTGTACTGGATAGTATTGCATGGTGTCTTGGCGGTAACAAGTTTATGCCATCATCTCCTAAGAGAGATGGTTCTACAATTCCACCACACCTAAAGATTAAGCTATCTAATGGTATTGTGGTTGAGAGAAGTGGCAAAAATAGTAGCTTAAAGGTCATTGACCCGGAAGGTAATAAAAGTGGACAAACATTGCTGAATGAATTTATCAGTTCCTTTGCTCTTGATTTACCAAAGTTTATGAGTGCATCAGGAAAAGAAAAGGCAGATATTCTACTACAGATTATTGGTGTTGGTGATGAACTTTATATGCTGGAAAATGAAGAAACCACAACATACAATCAAAGACACGCTATCGGTCAGCTTGCAGACCAAAAGAAGAAGTATGCCCTTGAAATGGAAGAGTATGAGGGTGTACCTTCTGAACTTATTTCTCCTTATGACTTAATTAAGCAACAACAAGCAATACTTGTGCAGAACGGTGAGAATCAGAAGAAAAGGGAACATTTAAGTTCATTGGAAAGTCAGAACGAGTCCCTTGCTGCCCAAATTGCTACTTTAGAAAGAAATTTAGCAGAATTAAAGGATAAGAGAAGAACTATAATATCTGACATTGAAATTGCAAAAACTTCTGTACAGGGACTTGAAGATAAGTCAACTGCTGAACTTGAAGAAAGTATTGCTAATATTGATAGTATTAACCGTAAGGTTAGAGCAAATCTTGATAAAGCGAAAGCTGAAGAAGATGCCAAGAATTATCAAGACCAGTACAACAGTCTAACACATAAGATTGAAGAAATACGCAAGAGGAAGTATGACCTACTTAACAATGCTAATCTCCCTTTACCGGGTCTATCAGTTGAAGGTAAAGAATTAACTTATAAAGGCTATAAGTGGGACAATATGAGTGGTGCAGAGCAGTTAAAAGTAGCTACTGCTATTATCAGAAAGCTAAATCCGAATTGTGGTTTTGTACTATTAGATAAGCTGGAACAAATGGATGTTGAAACACTGGCAGAATTTAATCAGTGGCTTGAAAGTGAGAACTTACAGGCTATTGCAACCAGAGTGTCAACCGGTGACGAATGTTCCATCATTATTGAAGATGGATATGTTAAGAATACAGAACAAAAGCCTTTTGTAAAAAAGGAATTTAAGATGGGAGAATTTTAATTATGGCTACTAGAAAGGTTACTAAACCAAAAAAATGTGTAAATACAGTAAATACAGGCAAAGCACTTAACTGTGGATATACAAAGGTAAGGGTTGAGCCTGAACAGTGTGTTCCAATTACTGTTATTGCAAGTATGACAGGCAAAACTATTCAAAGTGTTGTAACTGAACTATTACAGTTTGCAATCGACAATGCAGTAATTGATGTTAATGGTGAAAGAGTGCCAATATCTAATCGGCAACAAGGAGGTACAAAATGAACATTTCAAGTGGAGTAATCATGTCAGCCCAGAAGATTGTAATTTATGGTCCTGAGGGAATTGGTAAGTCAACAATGGCATCTAAGTTTCCTAGTCCTGTGTTTTGCGATACAGAGGGTGGCACAAAAAGGCTTAATGTTAGTAGATTTGATAGACCAACTTCAATGGAGATGGTTATTAAACAGATTGAATATGTTAAGCAGAACCCTAATGTATGCAAAACATTTGTTCTTGATACTGCTGATTGGCTGGAAAAGTTATGTGGTCAATCAGTATGTGCATCTGCACAGAAGAAAGGTATTGAGGACTTTGGCTATGGTAAAGGTTATGTATATCAGTCAGAGGCTTTTGGTAAGATACTTAATCTGTTAGAAGACTTGATTGATATACATATTAATGTTGTGGTACTTGCTCACGCTACTATGAGAAAGTTTGAACAACCTGATGAAATGGGTGCTTATGATAGATGGGAACTAAAGCTGGACAAAAGAAATGCTCCTTTATTAAAAGAATGGGCAGATGCAGTATTCTTTGTCAATTATAAGACTTATGTGGAGAAAACAGACAACAACAAGTACAAGGCTACAGGTGGCAAGAGAGTAATGTACACAGAGCATAATCCTTGTTGGGATGCAAAAAACAGATACGGTCTTGATAGGGAAGTACCTTTTGAATACTCTGTGATTTCTCCATTTATCCCTAGTGACAGTACAACAACTACTGTTGTATCAGAACCAAAACCACAACAAGTAGTTACAAGTGACCCTATTTCTGAACTTGATGACCTTGTAGAAGATGATGTACCAACTTCACCACCGGTGGAGCAACAAGCAACTAATGTTCCGATTCCGGAAGGATTGCCTAAGAAGTTAGTAGATCTGATGAAAGCTGATAATGTGTCAGAAGAGGATATTCAACTTGTTGTGGCACAAAAGGGATATTTCCCACAAGATACAAAGATAAAGGACTATGGTAATGAGTTTATTGAAGGTTGGTTAATTACTTTCTGGGATAAAGTTGTAGGACTGATTAACCAAAACAATGATTTACCATTTGATTAAAGAAAGGATGATTTTATATGGCAGAATACAATAACAATGATGTAGCAATGGGCTGGGATGACACCATTGAAAATGATAGTGAGTTTGTTCTTCTTCCTGAAGGTACATACGATTTTGAGATTTTAGGCTTTGAAAGAAAGAGATTTGAAGGTAGCACAAAGATGTCAGCTTGTCCTAAAGCTGAATTATCAATTAAGCTAACTTCAGAAGCAGGTTCTGCTACTGTTAGAGAAAACCTACTTCTTAACAAAAAAGTTGAGTGGAAACTGTGTCAGTTCTTTACTTCTATTGGTTTGAGAAAACATGGAGAACCTTTACGAATGAATTGGAGTGAAGTAACAGGCAGAAAAGGTAAGTGTAAGGTTAGTGTAGATAAATACACTAATGATAAAGGCGAAGAAAGAGAAATTAACAGAATCAAAGAATTCTTAGAACCTAACGAAACCCCACAACAAAACAGTCAGTCTAAAGCCTTTGTGCCGGGTCAGTTTTAATGGGTGAAATTAAGTTAAGACCATATCAGCAAGAGGCAAAAGAAAAGGTTTTTGAAAAGTGGAATAGTGGGGACAAGAAAACTCTTTTGGTTCTTCCTACCGGGTGTGGTAAAACAATAGTTTTTGCAAAGATTACAGAAGATTGTGTAAGACAAGGGGCAAGGGTTTTAATCCTTGCCCATAGAGGCGAACTGTTAGAACAAGCCTCTGACAAAATAGAAAAGGCTACCGGACTGAAAAGTGCAGTAGAAAAAGCTGAAAACTCCTGTATTAACAGTTGGTATAGAGTTGTTGTAGGTTCAGTCCAAACACTTATGAGAGATAAAAGACTAAATCAATTTAGTTGTGATTACTTTGACACAATTATTATTGATGAAGCACATCATGTTATCTCTGATAGTTACCAAAAAATACTTGAACATTTTTCTGAGGCTAATGTACTTGGTGTTACTGCAACGCCTGACAGAGGTGATATGAAAAATCTAGGACAAGTGTTTGATAGCCTAGCATATGAGTATACCCTTCCACAAGCTATTAAGGAAGGGTATTTAACTCCTATTAAGGCAGTAACAATACCACTTAAACTTGATTTATCAGGTGTATCAACACAAGCCGGTGACTTTAAAGCCAGTGATATTGATACTGCACTGGACCCATATTTGTATCAAATAGCAACAGAAATGAAGAAGTATTGTGCAAACAGAAAGACAGTAGTTTTTCTGCCACTTGTAAAGACTTCACAGAAGTTTAGAGATATTTTAAATACTCAGGGCTTTAATGCAGCTGAGGTTAATGGCAACAGTACAGATAGAGCAGAAGTATTAAGTGATTTTGAAAATGATAAATACAATGTTCTGTGTAATTCAATGCTTTTAACGGAAGGCTGGGACTGTCCATCAGTTGATTGCATTATTGTATTAAGACCAACAAAAGTAAGAGGTCTTTATTGTCAAATGGTTGGCAGAGGTACAAGACTATGTGAAGGTAAGGAAGATTTATTACTTCTTGATTTTTTGTGGCATACAGAAAGACACGAACTATGCAGACCTGCTCACTTAATTTGTACATCTGACGAAGTGGCAAAGAAAATGACTGAAAATTTAGCAGAAAATTCAGGTTGTCCTATTGACATTGAAGAGGCTGAAGAAAAGGCATCAGAAGATGTTGTTGAACAGAGAGAAAGAGCACTTGCAGAACAACTGCAAAAAATGAAAACAAGAAAAAGAAAACTTGTTGACCCTTTGCAATTTGAAATGTCAATTCAAGCAGAAGATTTATCTTCATATGTTCCGGCTTTTGGTTGGGAGATGGCACCACCTAGCAAAAAACAAGTACAAGCACTTGAAAAACTAGGTATTTTTCCGGATGAAATTGATAATGCCGGTAAGGCTACAATGCTACTTGAAAGACTACAAAAACGCAAAGAAACAGGACTTACCACACCTAAACAGATAAGATGTTTAGAGCGTTATGGATTTCAGCATGTTGGTGAATGGCAATTTGAAAATGCAAAGAAAATGATAGATAGAATTGCTGCTAATGGTTGGCATGTACCTAGAAACATCAATCCGTCACAGTATAGAGAGGGTGAATAGCTATGAATAATAAGCTGAATTTAGTTGAATTAATTAAATATATTGACCCTTCAAGGCTAGACTATCAGGAATGGATTAATGTTGGTATGGCTCTTAAACAAGAAGGTTATTCTGAATATGATTGGGATAGCTGGAGCAGTAGAGATAGTAGCAGATACCACAGTGGTGAATGTCATAAGAAATGGGCAACATTTAATGGCAGTTCATCACCGGTAACTGGTGGCACTATATATCAAATGGCTTGTGACTTTGGTTACAAGCCACCTGTTGGTGCACCTGATGAAGCTATGAACTGGGATGATGAAATCAGTAATGACCCATTGAAAGTTATAGACGGTGGTTTTGAAATTGAAGAATTAAAACTACCTAAAGAGTGGCACCCTAAAGAACAACTTATTAAATACCTTAGTGTATTGTTTGAGGCTGACGATAATGTGGGATATGTAACAGACTGTTGGCAAACTGCTGACGGTAAGAACTTACCTACAAAGGGTAATTATGATAGAACTGCAGGTCAGTTAATAGAAGAACTGTCAAAGCTAAAGGATGATGATATTGGTGCAGTATTTGGGGATTACAACAAAGATGTAGGTGCTTGGATAAGGTTTAATCCTTTAGACGGTAAAGGTGTTAAAAATGACAATGTAACCGACTACCGTTATGCACTTGTAGAATCTGATGAAATACCTATTGAAACTCAAAATACTATTATCAGAGAACTTGAATTGCCGGTAGCTTGTCTTGTACATACAGGTAATAAATCTATTCACGCTATTGTAAAGATAAATGCTACAAATTATGAAGAATACAGTAAGAGAGTAAATTATCTTTATAAAGTTTGTGACAAGAACGGCTTTATTACAGATAAGCAGAACAAAAACCCATCAAGACTAAGCAGAATGCCCGGTATTGAAAGAAAAGGTAAGAAACAATATTTACTTGATACCAACATAGGCAAAGAAAGTTGGGATGAATGGTATGAGTGGATAGAAAGTATTAATGATGATTTACCTGAACCGGAAAACCTAACAGAAGTTTTTGATAACTTACCTGAACTATCACCACCACTAATTGATAATGTTCTCAGACAAGGTCACAAAATGCTTATAGCCGGACCATCTAAAGCCGGTAAGTCTTTTGCACTTATTGAACTTACTATTGCAATAGCTGAGGGGAAGAAGTGGTTAGGCTTTGATTGTACTAAAGGTAAGGTTATGTATGTAAATCTTGAACTTGATAAAGCAAGCTGTTTACATAGATTTGCTGATGTATATAAGAAACTAAATTGGCAACCTAATGCCATAAAGAATATTGATATATGGCATTTAAGAGGTAAAGCCTCGCCAATGGATAAACTAGCACCTAAGCTAATCCGTAGAGCCTTAAAAAAGAACTATATAGCAGTTATTATTGACCCTATATACAAGGTCCTTACAGGTGATGAAAACAGTGCAGAACAGATGTCTAAGTTCTGTAATCAGTTTGACAAAATTTGTGCCGAACTGGGATGTGCAGTAATTTACTGTCACCATCACTCAAAAGGTAATCAAGGTACTAAGAAGTCTATGGACAGAGCCTCAGGCAGTGGTGTTTTTGCTCGTGACCCTGATGCCATGTTAGACCTTATAGAACTAGAAATTGACGATAATCTTATTAAGTATCAAGAGAACAAAGCTGAATGTGCTATTTACTATAAATATCTGAAAAGATTTGTTTCTAATATTGATGAGGAGGTTTCTCAGGATGATTTAGAAAGTTCCTACAATATGGAAAAGATAGCCGAAAATAAGCTAAGTAAGAATACTTTAGCTTTGGCTAGGGCTGAATTTCAAGAAGAAAGAAAGTCCATCAAAACTCGTTCAGCTTGGAGAATTGAAGGTACATTAAGAGAGTTCCCTAGGTTCTCACCAATCAACTGTTGGTTCAATTATCCTATACATCAGATTGATGATACAGGTGTTTTAAGTGATATTGACAGTAGTAGCCAAATGAATAGTAAAAACTCAAATTACAAGAAAAATTTTGGCAACAAAAAAAGTGCTGAAGAACGAAAGAATGAACGAAAAGAATCATTAGAAGTTGCCTTTAGTGCAGTTCAAGAAAATGGTCAAGCCAGTATTGAAGACCTTGCATCCTATATGGGAAAATCAGAAAGAACTGTCAGAAGAAACTTAAAAGAACACGGTAGTTTTTGGATAGATGATAATAGTATAGGTCTTAAAAATAGTTCTAATTAAGAATAATAGATGATATTTTCATAGTCAGTGACATTGTCATTTATTCGAGTTTGTCAATGACTGCCATTGTCAAAGTCGATTTTTTGTCAATGACAATGTGAGTGACAAAGTCGATAAATTATTCGAGTTTGTCAATGTCAATGACAAACTATATATATTATATATATATAAAAGGGGTTTTAAATTCCCCTTTTATATTAAGTAATAATATACACGAAAAGCAGAAGTTTAAAAATAAACGATTTACACAGAAAGGATATAAAATGAAGACTACTGAATTTTTTATGCCTATGGACCCACCAACAATTACACATCAAGAAAAGAAGATTAGTTATGTGAACGGTAAACCAATCTTCTATGAAGAACCAAGACTAAAAGAGGCTAGGTCAAAACTTGAAGCATATTTAAGCAAATATGTTCCAAAGGAAATGTTTGTTTCAGGTGTATCACTTGTTACAAAGTGGTGTTTCCCTCTAAAGGGAAAACATAGTGATGGGGACTATCGTACAACAAAGCCTGATACAGATAACTTACAAAAGCTTTTGAAAGATGTAATGACTAAGTTAGGCTTTTGGAAAGATGATGCACTTGTTTGTTCTGAACTGGTAGAAAAGTTTTGGGCTGATATTCCCGGTATCTATATCAGGATAAAGGAGCTACCTGTAAATGGACATTTCTCAAGTTAAGAAATATTTGAATAGGCAAGTAAGTTATAAGGGAAGTCTTTATAACTTAGTTGGTTGTATTATCAGACGAAGTACAAAAGAAAACAAGTTTATATATCAAGCTGAACTACAAGACAGTTTAGCTACAAATTCTTTAGTGGTATGTAAACTTGATGATGTTGAAATAAGGAGTAACAATAATGGAAATTAAGAGAGTATGTGCAGTATGTGGAAATGAGTTTACTGCAAGAAACCACAATGCAAAGTTTTGCAGTTATGAGTGTGTAAAGACACACAACAGAGTAAAGAACCAAAGGCTAAAGCAAGAACAAGCTAAAACACCAAAGCAGTCAAGAGAACATAACCTTAACCGTACTTTGTATAACTTACATAAGTACAACGAAGAAAACGGTACAAGGCTAAGCTACGGTCAGTATAGAGCTAAGCTAGAAAGTGGGGAGATTGCTATATGACAAGTGAAGATTTAAAGGTTGAAATTAAGGGTCGAGAAATAGTTATCAAAAAGCTTGATACTGCAATCAGAGCATTACAGAAAACTATCACAAGAATTAAAGCCAATCGTGAGGAACGCAAAAAGAAAGTGCTGAAATATGCATCAGAAGATGAATTGGCTGAGGCTTTTGGCTATGGAGATATTTCTGAAACTGAGTATTATGCATTTCTTGATGCCTTGAGAGATGGTGTTGAAGTAATTGACAGAGAAACAAGTCCACAAGAAGTGGCATTTCATATTTTGATTAGTTGGAATTCTAGGATGATACGAGATTGTGCAGACCTAAAGTATGAAATGCAGAAACTAAAGGATGTGAAACAATGAACGCTAAAGAGTACCTTAATCGTGTCAGATTTGCTGATATAAGCATTAATACTAAGAGTGATGAACTGTATCACCTAAAGCTAAAGTCATTACAAGTAAGTCCACAGAGCCAAAGTGAAAGGGTACAGAGTTCCGGAAGTGGTGGTGACTTTACAAAGATTATTGATAAGATTGTTTTATTACAAGAGAAAATCAATGAAGAAATTGACCAGCTTGTAGAACTAAAGAAACAAGCCAGAACCCTTATACATAGGCTGACTGATGAACGATATAAAACAGTTCTGACAGAGTATTACCTAAATCATAAAACATGGGAGCAGGTAGCTGATTGTATGAATTATGATTTGAGATGGGTATATAGAATACATGGGAAAGCCTTGAAAGAGTTTAGCAAAGTATTAAATAGCCATTAAAAGCCACTATAGAAAGTGCTATAATGATATTATGGAAAACCGATAAAGAGATAGATAAGATTGCAAGAATGATTTTCACTTCTACTATTCCTCTTGTATAAAAATTCAGCATTACCCACCTAATCACTTAGGTGGGTTTTGTTGTAGTGAAAATTCACATATATAACCATCATATTTTATTTATACTGACAATTTATTGCAAATTACAACATTTTTTATTTAATTAGTGTATAATAGAATATGAGGTGATATAAATGAAAGATTTAAATTTCTTTACAAGACGCATAATTAGTGATGATCTAGGAATTGATGTGCCTAAGCATTATCACGCAGACAAGGTGAAAGAAGAGATAGAAAAATATTATAGTGAAAAAACTATAGAGGATGTACAAAGAGAGATAACAAAAATCGAATTATCTCCAATTAACTTTTTTGACTATATAATTAATTGGGGATATTTTGTTGGACAATTTTTTATTGCATCATTAGCTATTATGTTGGCTTTTATTTCAGGTTCTGGAAATATTAAAATGATTTCATCTTTTTGGATTGAAAACAATGAAGGATTAGTAGAAACTATTGTGTTTTTTATTGTAATATCTGCTTTACTAGTAGTTGTACATAATCAACGCAAATACAGAGAAAAGTACTATGAATACAAATTAAAATGTTTATACGAAATATTAGACAACAAGAAAAAGAACGAAAATGTTAAAAATGTCAAGGTAAGAACACTTAGAAATAGAAGAATAAATATTAGATAATCTCATACTATACTTCCCAAAGGTTAAGCGCTGCTTAGCCTTTTTCTTTTGCATTTTAATAAAGAGAGGTGGTGACGGTGGCAAAGGGAAAATATCAAAAGTGGTTACTAAAAGAAAATTTATTATTGCTGGAGGGTTGGGCTAGAGATGGTTTAACTGATGAACAGATAGCAAAGAATATGGGTATTTCAGTTAAGACTTTATTTAACTATAAAACAAACCATTTACCGATTTTACAAGCCTTAAAAAAGGGCAAAGAGATTGTTGACTATCAAGTTGAAAATGCTTTGCTTTCATCAGCACTAGAGGGCAATACAACGGCTCAAATCTTTTGGCTTAAAAATAGACGACCTGATAAGTGGAGAGATAAGCAGAAAGAAGAAACAGACACAACGGCACTTAATAAGCTGGATAATATTTTGAAAGAGATTAAAGATGATGCACTAAGGAGTACAAAGAATGGGTTACACAAATAAGCAAAAAGAATATATTGTAAATGCTACCCATAGATGGAACATAAAAAGTGGTGCAGTTCGTTCCGGTAAAAGTTTTGTTGATGTTACTTTTATTGTACCTATGAGAATTAGGGAGAGAATAGGCAAAGACGGACTTTCCTTTATTATCGGTGTATCTAAAGAAACTATTGAGCGAAATGTACTTCAGCCAATGAGAGAACGATATACTTCTGATGTTGTAGGAACAATCAACAGTCGTAACATTGCTAAAATCTGTGGTGAAGATGTTTATTGTTTAGGTGCTGAAAAGGTTAGTCAGGTTGCAAAAATTCAAGGTGCTTCAGCTAAATATATTTATGGTGATGAGGTAGCAAAGTGGAATGAAGATGTATTCGCTATGCTAAAGTCAAGACTTGATAAGCCTTATTCTTGTTTTGACGGTAGTTTAAACCCTGAACACCCTACTCATTGGTTAAAGCAGTTTATTGACAGTGATGCAGATATTTACTTGCAAGAATATACTATCTTTGATAATTCCTTTTTGTCTAAAGAATTTGTACAAAACTTGTGTAATGAGTATGAGGGTACTATCTATTATGATAGATTGATTTTAGGCAAGTGGGTTCGTGCCGAAGGTGCTATTTACCGTAAATTTGCCGACAATCCAAAAGCGTATTACTGTAAATTAGTTGATAGGATTGATCCTGATTTACCATACAAACAGATACTAAAAAGCTCTTTACAAGAAGTAACTATTGGTATTGACTTTGGTGGTAATAAGTCAGGTCATGCGTTTGTTGCTACCGGTACAACTGATAATTACAGTGAGCTGGTGGCAATTAAAAGTATAAGGCACTTTGGAGAATATGATAGTAACGATTTAGACAGACTGGCTATAGAATTTGCACAGTCTGTTTTTGATATGGTAGGAAAAGTTGATTATGTTTATTGGGATAATGCCGAAACTGTTTTAGGTAGAGGTATAAAAAGAGCCTTTGAAAAGAAATTTCCTAATGTTATTGTTAGACCGGCTAGGAAAAAGCCTATACAAGACCGTATTCAATGTGCTTTGCGACTTATGGGAGCAGATAGGTTCTTTATTACTGATAGTTGTGGAAGCCTAAAAACGGCACTTACAGAGGCAGTATGGAACGATAAAAAGCTAAATGATGAAAGGCTTGATGACGGATCTACCGATATTGATAGTCTTGACGGTTTTGAGTACACCTTTGAAAGAAATATGAAAAGGTTTATAAAGGTGGGATAAAATGGGACTTATAAATTTTTTGAAAGGAGTGTGGAGCAGAGTGTTTCCAACAAAGCTAAGAAGTATTAAGAATGCACTTAATATTGATATTGCTTTAACTGATGAAATGTTAAAGTCTATTGATGTGTGGCAGAACAGTTATTCAGGCAGAGCCTTGTGGCTTGATGAATATCATGTTGTCAGTTTAAGACTTGAAAAGTCCATTGTAAGAGAATTTAGCAATGTTTCTTTGTCTGAAATGACTTCAAGTGTCAGTTACAAGCCACTTGATGAAATATACAAGAAAGCAATTAGAAACATTAACACACACTTTCAAAGAGGTTTAGCCACCGGTGCTATGATTATAAAGCCTTTAGGTGGCAGTAAAGTTCAGTTTGTTTCTGCCAATGCCTTTATACCTGTTGAATATGATACTGACGGAAGACTGATTAAAGTTATATTTCCTGAATTTAAAAAGCTAGGTAACAAGTTCTATACAAGACTTGAATATCACGACCTAGATAAAGACAAGGGACTGACAATTACTAATTCTGCCTATGTGTCTGACAGTGAAAGCACATTAGGCAATAAGATACCATTAAGCAGTATTGAAGAATGGGCAGACTTAGAAGAAAGTATCACATATCCCACAATGAATAAAACTGCTTTCGGCTATTATCGTAACCCTATTGACAATGATATTGACGGCTCTATGACTCCTATTTCTATATTTGATTCAGCGTTGCCAATTATTCAGAAAGCAGATATTCAGTTTGGTAGGCTTGATTGGGAGTTTGAAAGTGGAGAAAGAGCTATACACATTGATGAATCAGCACTAAAAGGTAATAGAGTAGCAAAGTTAAATAAAAGGTTATATCGTAGTGTTGACCTTGATGATAATGAGGGAATTCTACAGGACTATTCACCGACAATCAGACAAGTTGATATTAAAGCCGGACTTGAGGCATACAAAAGAGAAATTGAGTTTTCTGTTGGTCTTGCTTATGGTGACTTGTCCGATCCGGCAACAGTGGCAAAAACTGCAACGGAAATTAAGTCGGCTAAAGACAGAAAGTACAACACAGTCAATGCAATTCAAGAAAATTTAAAGGATTGTATGGAGGACCTTGTGTATGCTTTAGCTTTTTATAATTCAATGACTACAAGTGGTTACAAGTTTGTTTGTGATTTTAAGGATAGCATTAAGACAGATGAAGAAACAGAAAGAAATCACGATATACAGGACCTTAATCTAGGTATCTTAAGACCTGAGGAATACAGAGCAAAGTGGATGGGTGAAGACATTGACACAGCTTTACAGAACCTACCACAAAAAGCTGAGGTGATAGAATGAGTAATTCAATTATTATTACAACAATTATTTGTGTTACAGTTATTGTACTGGCTTTTATAGGTAAAGATTAATGCAAAGTACTGAAAAGAATATAGAGTCTGTTCCTCAGCCTATTGTGAGCCTTTTTAATGACCTGGAACAAACTATTATGCTTGACATTATTAGACGGTTACAAGCTAATAATAAGGAGATTACAAGGTCAGCAGATTGGCAAATTAACAGACTTTATGAATTGGGAAAAAGTAAAGAAGAAATAAAGAGTTATATCAAGAACACCTTGAATCTATCTGATGAACAGATAGACAAGGTGTTTTCTAATGTTATAAGAAGTGGTTATGCAAGAGATATAAGCCTTTACGAAGCAGTTGGGAAAAGTTTCATACCATATGAAGATAACTTACAACTTCAACAACTTGTTACATCAATGATAACTCAGACTAAAGGAGAGCTAAAGAACATTACCGGTTCTTTAGGCTTTGCACTTAGAGAGCCTAACTCAACTAAGCTAACATATACACCACTTACAGACTACTACCAAAACACTCTTGACAAGGCAATAACTCAGATTGCAACAGGTGCATTTGATTACAATACTGTACTGAAAAATACAGTAAAAGAAATGACTAATTCAGGACTAAGGTACATTGACTATGATAGTGGTTACAGCAGTAGAGTATCGGTAGCAGTAAGGAGAGCAGTCCTTACAGGTTATAATCAGGTAGTGGCAAATATCAATGAGAGTAATGCAGAAAAACTTGAAACAAACTATTTTGAAACTACTTATCATAGTGGGGCAAGACCTACCCACCAACCTTGGCAAGGTAGAGTGTATAGCAAGGAAGAATTAGTTTCAGTTTGTGGACTGGGTACAGTAACAGGGCTTTGTGGTGCTAACTGTTATCACAACTATTATCCATTTATTAAGGGTGTATCGGAAAGGACTTATACAGATGAAGAACTAAACCGAATGAACCAAGAAGATAATGAGAAAAGAGAGTTCAGAGGTAAAAGCTACACAAAGTATGAGGCTCTGCAAAGACAAAGAAAACTAGAAACCATAATGAGAGCAGAAAGGCAAGAGATTAAACTGCTTACAGAGGGTGGTGCCGGTGAAGATGACCTAATGTCAGCTAATGCAAGGTACAACAAAACCTCAGACGAATATGCAAGACTTTCAAAGGCTATGAACCTACCACAACAAAGACAAAGAATAAATATTGACGGACTGGGAAACATAGGTGCTAAGCTAGATAAAAGTAATAAGGTGGCTAAGAGTAATGGTACAAAGACTATTGAAAATGGTGTACATAAACTTTCTGATTCCGGTGACAACACCAACTTTGAAAAAACTATACAAAACAGTAAATCAAATATTGAAAAAAGTAACGATAGTGGTATAATAGAATTTGAAAAAGGTGTAACTAAAGATGTTAAGAAAATCTTTAATACTGAATATGAGAATATGCAACAGAAGTTTGGAAACATATCTACCATATCTTCTGTTGGTGTTCTTAGAGATAGTAATTTGAGTACATATGGCTCATACAATGATAATTCAAGAGAATTAGTGTTAAGATTTGCTAATAAGAAAAGTTTTGTATCAGAACACACTAAAAAAGCAAAGAAAATGAACAAGTCCGGTGAATGGTCAACTGCACATTATTTACACGCTATAAGGCACGAAATAGGTCATGCAATTCAGCTTGAACATAAACTGAATGACCCATTGTGGAATGAAAAATTAAAAGCAATACAGGATATAATGCGTTCATTACCTGAATATGATAACAATAAATTTAAAGGTAAATATACCGTATCAAAATATGCTATGCAAGATATAAATGAATTTATATCTGAATGTATTGCAGAAAGTATGAATAAGAAGGCAAAATACACATCTAAGCAAGTTGCAAATATCATTAAGGGGGATAAATAATTATGACTGAGATATTTAATAAGTATATAAAATGGTCTCATTTGGATAATACTTGTCATAGACGGCTAAATAAAGATGCCCCGGAATACATTAAAGATGAAGTAAGAAAACTTGATGATGAGTATTATAAAAAAACAGGAAGGCATAAAATGATTGTTGATTATGATGATGAATAACGATTGTCTAGACTATTAGTTTTTATACTTTTTATGTTTCGTGACAAAATACTGCTACTTAAGCACTTTACATTTTGTAAGGTGCTTTTTTTATACCCAAAATTACAAATATTGACCGTTCCTAAGTCGTTAAACTAAGGATAGAAAGAGGTGCTACCTCGTTAAAAAGCGTATCGAAAGGAGCTATTATGCAAAGAAAATTTTTAGAAGATTTAGGACTTGATAAGGATAATATTGATAAGGTTCTGAATCAGTACAACCAAGATTTAGAAAAGGCTAAACAACCACTTATTGTGGAAAGAGATAGCCTAAAGGATCAGCTAGAGACTGCACAAGATGCACTAAAAGAATTTGATGGGGTTGATGTTAAGGACTTACAAGGTAAAATTGATAGTCTTAACACAGAACTTGCAAACAAGGACAAAGAGTACAAGGATAAAATTTCAGATATGGAGTTTACTTCTGTACTTGATACGGCTTTATCAAAAAGTGGTGCAAAGAACAGTAAAGCTGTTAAGGCTTTGCTTGACCTTGACAACCTTAAAACATCAAAAAATCAAGCAGAAGATATTGAAAAGGCTATCAAGGATGTAAAGACAGAAAATGACTACATGTTCAAGTCAGATGAGCCTTTCAAAAATCCGGTAAAGAACACCGGTAACACAAATATTAAACCTGAATCAATGTCAGCCATTAGGTCTGCTATGGGTTTAGGTGAACCAAAAGAAAATAATTAATTAAGAAAAGAGGTTTTATTTTATGGCAAATACTATTGAATTAGCAAAATCCTATGTGCCACTTCTTGATGAAGTGTATAAGAATTCTGCACTCACTTCTGAGCTGGACGGTGCATCAGAACTAGCACAAGCCGGTGCTAATGCTAACGAACTGATTATTCCAATGATTGAAATGGACGGTCTTGCTAACTATGACCGTAACAGTGGTTATATTAACGGTGATGTAACTATTAAGAATCAGACAGTAGCTTGTAACTACGATAGAGGCAGAAAGTTTACTGTTGACAGTATGGATAATATTGAAACTGCCGGTATTGCATTTGGCAGACTTGCAGGTGAGTTTATCCGTACTAAGGAAGTACCTGAACTTGATGCATTTAGATTTTCTACATACTCAGGTATCAAGGGTATTTCTTCTGCATATGGTAGCCTTTCTACAGGTGACAGTATTATTAAGGCTCTTCGTACTGCTACTGCAAAGATGGATGATGACGAAGTACCTACAGATAACAGAATTCTGTACATCCGTTCAGACCTTTACGGTGTAATTGATGATATGGATACAACAAAGTCAAGAAAAGTGCTTGAAAGATTTTCTAAGATTGTTCCTGTACCATCATCAAGATTTATGACTAACATTACACTAAATGACGGTAAGACCAGTGGTCAGGAAAAAGGTGGTTATGCTAAGTCAGCAAAATCTGTTGACATTAACTTTGAGATTATCCATAAGTCAGCAGTAATCCAGTACACCAAGCACAAAGTACCTAAGATTATTGACCCTAACGCAAACCCTGATGCAGACGCATGGACTTTTGGTTATCGTAATGTTGGTATTGCTAGGGTGTATCAGAACAAAGTAGCAGGTATCTACTGTCACACAGTAACACAGAACACAGCTACTCAGTCAGTATCTGAATAAGAGGTAAAGCAGTATGATGATTTATGCAAATATGGATTTTTATAAAAATAAATATCAAGGTGCAGTCATTAATACTGCTAACCCTTATGTTTATTTCCGTAAAGCAACTAACTATATTAGGCACTATAGTTGTGACAACATTGATGAGGGCGATATACCTGAACAAGTAAAAATGTGTTGTTGTGAAGTAGCTGAACTGCTTTATCATGCAGAACAAAATAGTAGTAACTATGTAACCTCTGACAAGACAGGTGATATGTCAGTTACATATGAAAGTACAGAAAGCCAAAGACAGGTTTTGTCAAAGAAAATTAAGTCTGTAATTTATATGTGGCTAAGTGGTACAGGCTTACTGTACAGAGGTGTAAAGTGATTACTAATTTTAAATGTACAATATATCATTTTAATGGGGTGGGGTACAGTAAGTTTTATGTACCCCATTGTCATTGGCAAGAGAACAAGGCAAGTAATGTTATGAAAAGTGGTTTACAGCATGCTGACAGTGTAACTGTATATATACCACTTGATAGCCTTGTAATTACTCCTAGCAGTAGCTTGTTACCGGCTAATGATGTTTTCCCAGGAATGAAGATTGTGCCTAAGAAACCCTCACAAGACCTTATTGTAAAAGGTTATTGTGACTTTGAATTTAATAATACCGACCAAAAGACAGTATCGGAAAGTATGAAGGAGTTTAACAAGTCTTTTAGTTACAACACTATTATGTCAATAGACATCAAGGACTATGGTGCTAAAAGGTTACAACACATCAAGATTAGTGGAAAGTAGGTGAATGTATGATTATTAGTCAGCCACAAGATAGCACAATTAACACACCTAACGGAAGTCTGAATTTTAAGTGGCATAGTGACTTTGGTTCTTTAACTGAAAAGGAATTTCAAAAGGCACAAAGGTTTGTTGACAATGAAGTTATAAGGCAGATGATACCATACACACCTATGGATACAGGCTTTCTGTTTAAGTCTGCCACAGTAGGTACAGTTATTGGTAGTGGTAAGGTTGTACAGTTAGGACCTTATGCAAGGTATTTATACTATGGTGTTGTTTATGGTCCTAATATTCCACTATACAAGAATGGTGAATTGGTAGGCTTTTACAGTCCACCAAAGAAATACCCTACCGGTAGAGAGTTAAAGTATTCAACTGCTAAACACCCTTTAGCAGGGAAGATGTGGTTTGAACGAATGAAAAAGGATAAGAAAGATGTTATCCTGAACGGTACTGCAAAAATTTTAGGTGGTAATGGGAAATGAACATAATTGGATTAGTAAAGTCAGCTTTGCAGAGTTTTCCACAGATTAAAGAAGTGTGTAATGAAATATCCATTGACTTTACAGATGACACAATTGATAGTTACGGATTATCTTCAACCGGTGATACATTGCTAAAGGAAGATATTTTAGGTAATCAGACAAGGCAACATAACTTTATTCTGTATGCAGTGTATCAGTCCGTTAATGACTATGACAGAATGGTAAATACAGGTGCTTTACTCTCACTTCAAATGTACCTTGAACATTTTGCAGATAATCAAGAAGTTACTGTCAAGGTGGGTGACAAAGAGTATATAGGCACTCTAACAAAGTTAACTTGTTCAAATGGTATGATTTACGAAATACCAAATGGCAATATGAATAACGGTGTGATATATCAGTTGCAGATTATATCACAATACAAAATTGATTTTTAATGAAAGAAGGTAATATTATGGCAGAAACAAAAGCAGTAAGTGGTACACCCGGCAAGTATTCAGGTAAGCTAAAAAGAAGTTACTTAATGCACTACATTGACGCTAGTTTTGGGAGTCAGACACCTAGTTGGTTTCTAATCGGTAGAGATATTGAGGAACTATCAATGGAGCTAAATCCGGAGGCAGACTCAAAGAATATTCTTGACCAAACTATTGATAATGGTTATGCACCAACTCTAGGTGTAGAAACATACTATGCAGACACAGAAGATGAAATCTTTGACAAGCTAAAAGACATTGCTATGAATAGACTTACAGGAGAAAATTGCAGAACAAAAATTCTTGAAGTGCTTATTGATAACAATGCTACTATTGATGCATCAGGTGCAGTTACAGGTGCTAGTGCTTGGGTAGAAGATTGTTTTGTAAAGCCACAGTCTTACGGTGGTGCAGGTGGTAACAATAGTGGTGTAAATATTCCTTACAATGTTTCACTTGAAGGTAATCGTCAGAAAGGTACTGTTGCTATTACTAACAAAGTACCAACATTTACAGCAGTATAAGGAGAAGTCTAATGAACAATTTAGGTTTTGATGTTGGATATAAAGAATATTCTATTAACGGTGATGAAAGTAGAATTTTGCGTATTAACACAAGCGATATGAATGTTATCACTAGAATGAATAAAGCAGAAAAGGAGCTACAGAAGATAGCCGATAAGTGTAATAGTACTACTGCTGAAAATGCAATAGAAACACTTTCCTATTTAGATAATGAAGTAAGAAAACAGATTAATTATGTCTTTGATGGTGATGTTTCTGATATTATATTTGGTAATACTAATTGTATTAGCATTGCCGGTGGTAAGCCCATTTTTGAAAACTTCCTAGAGGCAGTACTCCCAATCATCAAAGAAGATATTTCTACAGAACAGAAGAAAATTGAAAGAAAAGTTAGCAAGTACACATCTAAAGTAAAATGATTGGTGAACTTCCTAAAAGCCTGAAAATTGACAATGCAACATATGAAATTAATTCAGATTTCCGTGTTGCATTGTTAATATTTCAAGCATTCAATGACCCTGAACTAGACCAATATTGTAAGGCTTTAGTATGTCTAAAGTGTTTGTATAAAGAAGTACCGGCTAATACAGAACAAGCTATTAAAAAAGCAATGTGGTTCCTTGATGGTGGAGATACTCCAAAATCTCAAAATCAAAGAAAAATACTTGATTGGGAACAAGATGAAAGTATAATCTTTCCGGCTATTAATAAAGTAGCCGGTTACGAAACAAGAGAAGTTAAGTACCTTCATTGGTGGACTTTTCTAGGTCTATTTAATGAAATTGGAGATGGCTTGTTTTCACAGGTAATGAACATTAGAGGTAAGAAGTCTAAAGGAAAGAAACTTGAAAAGTGGGAGAGAGAATTTTACAGTTCCCACAAAGAGTTAATAGACCTAAAGAGAAAAGCTACTTCACAAGATGAACAACAAGAACTAGATTTCATTAATAATATTATTTGATATGCACAAAAATGTTGTTGACACTTGGATAAATTTGTTATATTATAATGTATATACTTAATAAGTAAGGGGTAATGTACAAGTGAAGTGTCCATTTTGTGGTGCCGATAACAGAGATGATGCAGAACTATGTAGTTATTGTGGTAGTTACATTGGCAGAAAAGAAACTGAAAAAACAGTTATAAATCAAACAATTTATGTTAATAAAACAGATAGTCAACCTAGACAACAGACCTATTATAATAATGCAACGCTTAGACCAAAGGTAAAGAAAAAACCATTCTATGAAAGATGGTGGTTTTGGCTCATTGTTGTTGTATTTGCGTTAAGTCTTATTAGTAGTATAGTAAATGGGAATAAACAAGTTGATTCATCAGATGATGGCTTAACTGATTCTAGTATTAGTGAAAACCATTCTGTATGGGCGAATAAAACTACTAGTATTAATGATTTCAATTATTATATAGATGGTAATGAAATTATAATCAAAGAATATAAAGGTAATGATGATAAAATAAAAATTAGTAGTACATATACTATTGATGGTAAAAAGAGAAAAGTTACATCTTTTAGTGACGCTGTATTTATATTTGATTCAGTAGAAAGTGTGATACTTCCTAATGGTACTAAGCATTTGGAAGCTAATATGTTTAATAGTTGTGGTATTAAATACTTGTATATTCCAAAGACTGTAAAAAGTGTTGACGACTACTTTTGGGACTACTTTCATAATATGGAGAAAATCTACTATCAAGGTACAGAAAAGGAATGGAAAAAACTTTGTAAAGTTGATAGGTCTGAAATAGATGTAAAAGAAATTATCTACAATACTGATTCAAGCAAACTTAAATAAAAATTAGCCACTCTGTAATGGGGTGGCTTTTCTTATGCGTACATCAAGTGGTGTACGCATTTTTTATACCCAATTTTAGGAAGGAGGGGTTATATGGCTACAGATGGTAGTATCATTTTTGACACTAAAATTGATGCAGACGGTTTTAACAAAGGCACAAAGAATATGTCCTCAAAGGCTATTGATTTAAAAAATAAGATTGCTCAGACCACAAGAGAGATTAAATCTTTAGAAGATAGTCTAAGGGAAATGGCTAATACACCTATTAAAACTAATATATCAGCAAGTATCGAAAAAGATATTACAAAAGCTAAAGAACAGTTAAAGTCCCTTTATAACAAAGCTGATGAAATAGGCAATTCTAAGCAGAAAGATTTAACAGACCTGGGGTTAGGCACAGAACATCTTGACAGTATATTGAGTAATGACAAAGAGTGGAACAAAGTCCAGCAACAAATTACTGAAACAGAAAATAAGCTGAAAGAATATGAGGCCAAGCTGAAAAGCGTTAGAAGTGCCGAGAATTCAACTACCGGTAAAGATACGGCTGAATATAAGGAAAAACAAGAGAAATTAACAAGGCTTAATGAACAACTGAATACTTATAAAGCTAGATTAGGTGAAACTGAAAGTAAAGAAAAAACTACTTCAAAGCAGACAAATATTAATACTGATATTTTAAAGAAATTTACTACTGCTGTAAAAAATCTTGGTAAAAAGATGAAAACTGTTTTTAGTAATACCGTTGTTAGTGGTATTAAAAAAATTGGTAGTCATCTTAAAAACTTATTTTCTCATACTAAAAAGACCAGTAGCCAAATGGGTGGCTTTGCTAAGGCTTTAAATAGAATTAAACAAGCTATTGGTGGAATGTTACTTTATAAGGTTATCCAAGGTGGTGTTGAGGCTTTAAAGGATAGTTTAGGAGAAATGGCTAAAGAAAGTCCGGCAGTGAATAAACAATTATCAGCATTGTTGACTTCGTTTACCTATATGAAAAACAGTATTGCTACTGCTTTTTTGCCTATCTTAACAGTTGTTACCCCTATATTAACTGGTTTAATGGATACTTTAAGTAAAGCTACTAACAAGGTGGCAGAATTTTTTAGTGCCTTAACCGGTCAATCCTCGTATGTAAGGGCAGTAAAGGTTCAACAGAATTATGCCAAGAGCCTTGACACAACTACTAAAAGTACTAAAGCTAACACAAAGGCCACAAAAGAAAATCAAAAGAATTTAGCCTCTTACGACCAACTTAATGTTATGGAACAGTCTAGTTCTTCAAATAACGCCAAAGACAGTAATGCTTCTAATGGAAAACAATTCAAAACTGTTGCAACACCTTTTAGTAACTTTGCTAACCAACTAAAAAAGGCAATTAGTAAAGGCAATTATGGAGCAGTTGCGAAGATACTATCAAAAAAATTGAATTCGGTGTTGTCAAGTATCGATTGGAAAAGCATAAGACAAAAAGCTAAGAATATTGCTAGTAATATTGCTGATTTCATTAATGGTGCTATAGAAGAGATTGATTGGTTTTTGCTTGGTACTACACTAGGTAATGGCTTGATGACAGCTATAGACTTTCTATACACACTCATTAAAAAGATAAAGTGGAAAAAGTTAGGGAAAAGTATTGCTAGTTTTCTTAATGGTGCAATTAAGTCTATAAACTTTATTGAAATAGCCAAACTGCTTGGTGAAAGTATCAATGGTATTTTTGAATTTGTACTTGGTTTTGCAAAAGAATTTGATTGGATTGCTTTAGGCGAAAGTATTAGAAATGCTTTAACAGAATTGTTCAATACTCTTGATGTACAGTTAGTTATTGATGCCGTATCTTCTATGATTAATGGTGTTTTTACTACGGCTCTGACTATTGTTGGTGACCCTGATTTTACTGAGTTAGGTTCAAAAACTGCACAAGCATTGAAGGATATGCTAAACAAAATCAATTGGAAAAACATTTCAAAACTTTTCTTTACTCTTCTGAAAGGTGTTTTTGATTTTGCAAATGGCTTTCAGCTTGAAATTGATTGGGAAAAAGTAGGAGAGTCATTAGCCTCAACATTTGATTCGTTTTTTAATGAAGATGGTGAAGGTCACAAGTTTTTAGTATCTATAGCTAACGCATTTTGGAATTTTCTTTGGGGAGCTATTACTGCATTTGATACTTTTATAAAAAATATTGATTGGGATGAATTCGGAAATAACTTAGTTAAGGCTGTAAGGATTGCTGTAAAAAAGGGTGGGGAGTTAGCAGTTAAACTGTTGTCAATAGCAGGTACTGTTGTAAATGAACTTTTAAAATCTTTACACAAGGTTTTATCTGATAGAGAAACAACCAAAAGTTTAACAAAGGCTATAAAAAAGGCTTTTGATACAGTGGACTGGGCGGAAATAGCCGTTAATGCCTTAACTTTGCTTGTTGATGCTTGTTCTGCACTTGTCGATATAATAGGTGATCTTTTAGATGATCTTACGAAAGAAATGGCTGATGGTTTTAGTCATAATAAGAATAATAGTGAAATTGAAAAAGCAGTTGTAGAACTTGTAAAGGCAATAGCAAATCTTTTTATATCTATTCTCAATTTAGCACTTAAACTAATAGTTAATGTTATTCCTAATTTAGTGTTAAGTTTATTTAGACTAATAATTGAAATGGTTACTTGGCTTGGCAGTCTTTTCTTAGGTGACGAATGGTATCAAACTGCCGAAGATAGTTTAAAGAAAGAGTTTCCGGTTATGGACTTTGATTGGGAAATTCCTAAGTTAGCTACCGGAACTGTTGTTCCGGCATCTCACGGTGAATTTTTAGCAATGCTCGGCGATAACAAAAGAGAAACAGAAGTTGTTTCCCCTTTATCAACAATGAAACAAGCATTTTTAGAGGCTATGGCTGAGGGTAACTTTGGTGGTAATGATAAGGATATTAACCTTACCATTAATCTTGATGGTGAAGTTATATTCAAAGGAATGGTTAATAAGGACAGTGACTACCGTAAAAGGTTCGGTAAGTCTGCATTTGCATAGGTAGGTGATTTTATGGCTAATTTCGATTTTGATAAATTTAACGGTACTCTAATTTATATTGGTAAAGCAGTAAACGCAAGTGAAGTTGATTATACACCATTTCCACACGACCTGATGGCTAAGGAATCATATCAATCAACACCATTACAAAGAACTGAACTAAAAGCCTATAGAGATACCAAGAATAAGTTACATAGAGTCACCTCACCAAACTATAAGTCTAAAATAGTGTTTCAGACAATACCACTTCACCTAAAACAACTAAAGTCAATCAGGAAAACACTTAACAATGCCTTTATCCACAAGCAACAAAGAAAGCTATATGTAATGTATTGGGATGAAGAATTAATGAAGTATCGTAAGATGGTTTGCTATATGCCTGATATTACATACACAACAAAAGTTATTAAGGGTACAGATATAGAGTACAAGGCTCTTGAACTTACCTTTATTGAGTATTGAGGTGATGTGATGATTACAGTAGATAGCAAAATCAAGGACCATATTATTAATGACCTTGTAGAAAATACAGTTGAAATTCTTTTTCCTAATAACTCAGATATAGCAACAATCACAATGGATAATATTGTTGAAGAAAGTATGACCCTCAAACAGTCAATATGCAGTGAAAGTACATTGAAGTTTGGGGGTTGCATAGCCTCTGAGTTCAATATTTCAGTTTGTGATACTGAGGATAGAATTTTCAGTAATAAATTAAAAGGCAAATGGATATATGTTAGACTAACTCAAAGTTATCTAGGTGACTATATCTATCCGTCAAGTACTCTGTACCCATCAGCTAAAATCTATCCCGGTAGGCAAGTACAAGAAAGAACATGGGATTTGTTCTGTGGCTATGTTGATAAATTTCAGCGTGATGGAGATGATAAACACATTTATAAACTTACTGCATATGACTATATGGCAAAGCTGAACCAAAAGGATGGAACAAAAAGTTTATTCGAGGAATGGCAGAATGCTACATTCAGACCACTAGGAACTGTAATGTCTGACTTTATTAACTTAACTTATCATCCATCAGTAAGTGAAACATCAGGTATTTTAACAAACACTTTTAGTACCAATGGAGTTAATTACAAAATATATAATTTTAAAACTAGGAATGGTCATTGGTTATTGGATAAGAACAATCTAGTAACATCCGGTAGCGTACTAAGGGATTGTTGTGAAATGATAGGTGTATTTGGTTTTATATCTCCTTTTTCTGATGCATTAGAGAAGAAAGGCGATACTGTAAAAGGCAATTTTGGGTTGGTTTATATATCACCTACAGACTCACCTGAAGTATATGACTTTTATGAGGATTTAAGCTATGAGGATTACATAGTAAAGGGCTATACTGATTTTAAATGGAAGTATGGTGGAAATCTTGACGGAAAGACAACCGAAAAAGAAACTACATTTAGACCGGGCAATACGGAAATACCGGACAATGAAACAAAAGTATATGACTTAACGAAAAATGTAATTTGCTGGCAGAATGAAGATATGAATACATCTAATTGGCATATACTTAATGACTTGTACAATTACAAGAATAATAAAGGTGACCCTAGTGACATTACAAAAAGGTTCTATAACTGTAGTTACACCCCATTTACTGCCACAACAGATGGCAGACCTTGGGTACAGGTTGGGGACAATGTACAGTTTAATGTGTATGAAACTGATGTAAACGGTGCTCCATTATACGAAAACGGTAAACAGAAAATGACAGTAGTTAGCAGTGTAATCTTGTCAAGAACCCTTAGTGGTATTCAAGCCTTGACAGATACACTAGAGGCGAAAGGAGAATTATAATGAGCTATAAAAAAGTAGGTTGGGAAGATAGCCCATCATCAAACACACCAATTTTGTCGGTAAGTTTGAATCAGATGGATGACGGTATTGAAAAAGCAAACAAAGGCATAGTCTTTAGCTATTCTGCAACCTTCACTTCTGATGGTGTGCTAAAGAACACAACATCAACGGAAGCATTAGGTACAGGTAGTTTTGCAACAAGTCAGACAGATATTGTAACAGTATTTGTTGCAGATAATGTTACAAAAATTAATAATGGTGCTTTTAGTGGATGTACCTCACTAAAGACAATTTATATTGATAACACAGTTGGCAATGTTGAAATTGTAAGTGGTGCAGTACCATCAGGCGTTAGTATTGTTTACTCAAATGATGATAATTTCATCAATGTAAATGAACTATTAGCAAGTGCTATTAAGTCGCTGAAGAAACAAGTAAATGCAGATAAGTCTGATTGGGAGAGCAGAGCAACAAGTATTGAAGCTCAGCACAAAACAGATGTACAAGCACTAACCGACAAGGCTAATAGCATTGTTGAACAGGCAAATACTGATAGGCAGAATTTTAATAACAGTGTTGATGAAATCAATACCAAGTTAGAAACTAAAGAAAATGTATCTAATAAGGTAAGTGTGATTACGCATCCAAGCTTAGACTATTATCCTGACACCAAAGCAGTATTTGACTATGTGAACAGTAAGTTAGAAACACCTCTATCAGACATTGAAAGTTTGAAATCCGGTAAGCTTGATAAGACTGATTTTAATGCATACAAGACAAGCAACGATACAGCAGTAAAGCAGAACGCTACAGACATTGTACAACTTAAAGCAGATGTTTTACAAAACGCTATTAAAGTCACAACGGATAAGTCAACTAGCGTTGTGCTTAATGACAGTAGTGATTGTAACATTGTTGGGTTAACTTTGTACGGTAAATCAACTCAGAGTGCAATACCTACACCAACAAATCCTGTTGCTATTAAGAATATTAACAATCCTAAAATTACTGTTACAAATGATAGTGACAGACAAAGTAATAATATACAATGTACTTTAAGAGGTATAGGAAATGTGTATGATACTCTAACAGTAAATAGCGATGGTACAGGTTACATAACACAAAGATTATTTGTAGAAAGAATCACATCACAGAGAAAGTCAACCAGCATCGAATGGAATTATTCAAAAGCAACCCATAGATTTTTCAGAAACGACTATTCATATTCATTTGATGTGAAAGACAACAAGCCTTTAATTTTGTGTAGTCACCTTGATGTAGGAGAAAATGAAAAGAATACTGCTTTTGATAATTCAATAGGTTGGATAAATGTTGGTGGTGTTGGAATTGCAATCAGAATAACTGAATTTGATGGTGATATTGCAAAATTTAAAAAGTGGCTTGATGACAATGAAGTGTATGTTGTAGCACCACGGTCAAAACCCATTACCGTTAATTTGTCAAAAGATGAAGT